TAAGATAGTTCAAAATCACCACTGAACACTTTAGCATATGGAACGTTGTAAACAGGGCCCCATAGAGTTTTTTCGTCTGTTGCTATTCTTTTGGTTGGAGTAGTGCAACTCAACGCATGAAAATCACCAGCGCCAGTAGACAATATTCCTACGGCTGATGGACCAATAAGACTAATATCAAAAGTATATTTGTCGAAAATCTCTCTAGGAGTTTTCGTAGTAGACTTAACTTTGTTAAAACCTGCTTGTGACATCAGTTTTCTCCGTAGTATATATGCCCTACTTGGAGAAAATATCCAGTTCTGTGATTACAATAAACTCCCAATCCTTCTTCTCGCAGTATTCTTTTGCTGCTTTCCATTTAGCCATATTTGTTTCGTAGGTCATACACTCGCGGAGGTAGTTCCTAGTCTTCTTTTTAGGTTGCTTTGGTGGTTTGGTTTGCTTCTCTGGTTTCACTTCTACTACGAGGGTTTTCACTTCTCCGTTTTCATCTGCCTTTTCAACGATAAAGTCTGGATAGTATTTATGATTCTTCCTATCGACAGGAGAGTAGTATGGAACGTATAGTTCTTCAGAACCCCAACGAATGATTTTTGTGTTTTCATCTAGGAACCTACAAACTCTACGTTCCCACAAAGAACGGCAGATTATATTGTTTGGGTTACCTATATACTTTTGAGGATTTTGTGGTGAGTATTTTGTTTTATATGCCATACTAGTATCTATAGGGAAAGTAAATGTCTTACAGTTATCCATCTAATATAGAACTTTCAGGTGAACCTTTTCTGGTTATCAAAGCCAGGGAATATGCTAGTGCTTTTCAGGTATCGGAAGGCAAGCGAAATCCTGAAGTAGAGAGTTATAAAATAATCATCCCACAAAATATACAATCTGATGACAACTTTACATATGAACAAACTAGTGTTTCGGGTGCTGCGGCAGTAGCAGAACTGAGTGAAACATTTGGTAACGTATTGGCTCTTGGAGGGAGGGTGCTTGAAGGGTTATCCAGTACTGCAACCAATAATACGTCAAGAACCCTCGGTGGTTCTATCAACCCCAAAGAAGAACTTCTATTCAAAACACCTGAGTTGAGAACACATTCATTTACATTTAACATGTTTGCAAGAAGTGAACAAGAAGCAACAGTCATAGCAGAGATCATAAAAAGTCTTCGAGAAAAGGCTTATCCAAAGTTCTATGGTTTGGGGACGGGAAAGTCCTTCTTTAAGTTTCCGCATGAGTTTGAAGTATCTCAAGGCTTCGGAGTTGATAATGCTTTTCCTAAAATTGACGCTGCGTTCTTAACTAGTATATCGACGAACTATGCAGGAAGTGGAAGAGTTTCCTTGACTCCTGATAACTACTACCAAGCAATAGAACTGACTCTCACATTCCAAGATATTAGAATCCATACATCAGAAGATATAAATGGTGTTCTCTGAGGTAGCATAAATGTTTAATTCAAGTTTTCCAACAACCACATATACATTTTATCCAAATGGCATAAATGGACCCAGTGCTGATGTCAGAGAAGTAGTTGACATGATGAGGCGCGTTAGATTTTTAGACAACTTTGGTTCCGTCAGGAACTACAAGTCATATACGGTTAAGACAGGAGAAACACCAGAGGTTGTTTCTACTAAGTTATATGGATCTCCCGACTGGTATTGGTTGATTATGTTGTTTAATGATCTGACTGATCCGTTTAGAGATTGGCCCAGAAGTGGTTTTGATCAGACTATACCTGCCGTAACAGAAGATACAGTTCATTATCTTCCTGGCGGAACAGGTTCGTTTGAAACACTAAATCCATATGATGTTGGTGATCAAATAGTTCGTGTAACCGATTCAGGTGACTATGATGAAGATAATCCTTTCTCCTCGGTTATCACTAGAATACGACCCAACTTTTTTGGTATTGATTTAAACATTCCTGCCTCTAGTGGAGTTAGACTAAAGGTAGGAGATAAGTTTGGTGTAAACAACAATGGTAGTATTGAACATGTAAACACAGTCACTCGTCTAGAAAATCCAATCACAACGGTAGAAAAGTTTGAGGATCGTTCGGGTGGTGAAGTGCCTCCTTTCGCTTGGAGAAGTGATTTTAGTGTTCTTCTTGATCCTACCGCAGAAGGTGCGCCTTTGAGTGCTTTAAGAACTACTTTAATATATGAGTGGATTGAGGGAACTGAGGTATTTCAAGAATTCTCACGCTCTGTTACCTATCAGTTTGAGGATAGGTCTGATTCATTAAGAACAATAAAAGTCTTTCCTGATAATCTTAAAAATGAAGCACTTAGTTTAATGACTTCCCTAATTAGTCAAAAGCCATCTGGTGGAAGAACATCAGTAATCCGTTCAGCAAATCAAAGTAATTTATCGTTATTGTAATCTGGAGTTTTCATGTTAGATCAATCTGCATTTATAGGTGGTGTATCTCAAGTAGAAATAACAACAGATGATTTTGAAACATCTGTTGTTGTTGATTTGAATTTAGACTTTGAAGGTCTAGATTTTACTGAAGATATATTCAGCACTTCTATGTCTGGTAGAATTATACTTAACAATACCTCTGGTTGGGATGGTAAGTTAAAGGGTGTTCAGGGAACAGAATGGATTACACTTTCATTTAGTCCAAAAACCAGTAAAAACGGTGAACAAGAATTTAAGGGTAGTACTCAACGATTTAAAGTATATAAGGTAAATCAATCAACGGATAGGGTAAACAGATTTACATCCTATATTTTTTACTTTACTACATATCAGTTTCTTGTGGATTCTTTAAAGTTTGAAGGTCACTTAAGTAACAAACATATTGGACCAATTTCTACAGAATCAGAATCGGGATCTTTAACAAACCAAGACTATGGATTGGTGAATAAGATTTTTGATGTTGCAGGATTTGAACTTGATATTAGTCGAGAAAATACAAATCCCATTGATATAGAATCTACTGGCAACTGGATCAACTATATCCCATCTTATCTTGATGATAGAAATACTCCTGAATCTACAAGAAGAGGATATTATTTAAACAGAGATGTAGCGGGAATAAACAACAACGATGAAAATCAAGATGCTAGACCGAAGAAGGTTTTTGAACTACTAGGTGAACTAGCAGAAAATGCTGTCTCTAAGGAAAACCCAAATGCAGCAAACTTCTTTGTGTGGCATGATCTTCTCGGATGGCATTTTAGATCAATCGATAGTTATCTCAGAGATAGAAATGAAGAAGTTGATAAAGTTTATACTTATGATATTTCAAACCCAAATGGAACTGGTGAAGAAACAAGAATTATCGAACTCAATAGTATACAACAAGTTGATTTTATGGACTTGTTAAATAAACAGGCTCTGTCGTCTAAGGTTGTTTACTACGAGTTGAATCCAGATAATGAGTTTGCGTCTTACTACGCAACACTTCCTGCCAATCTAGGAGGACTTCAAAAAGTCATTGGACCAAATGGACTAGACAGTTCACTAGGAAACACTGCTATTGAAACTCAGGCAATCATTGAAGGTTCTATAGAATATGATTACTTGAAAGATAAAGACAAATGGAACAGTGTCGAAACTTATCCCTTAATTCGTTCAAGTGAAAAACAGTTTTCAAAATACACTCAACCTAGTTTTCTTGAAGTTCCTCCCGTGTATATGCAGCAAGGTATAGGAAACTCTAGTTGGTATAACTCAAGTTCCTATGATTTAGATAATACTTGGTATGGTTGGTATAACTCAAGTTACAGAACCGTGAACTCTTTTTATCAAACAAATCCAGATGATTTCTTTAGGACAAAGTTTGCAAGACAGATGGATCTACCTGGCGATAAGTTCAGAGTTGTTCATGATAATATCAAGATGCCTATCATAGATTCTCTCAAGGAATATTATGATGCTGCAATACAGCGTTTGTATTACGAACATAATTTTGTAATCGACAGTGGATTAAACTCACTAGAAACGGGAGAGGGTACATTAGGTAGAGGCATAGGACAAGGGTTCTGTGAATATTGTAGTAGTAGGGATGAAATGCTCGACCTATATGGATCGCAAACTAGTAGTGCAGAAAGGAATGCGATTGAAAACTGGGTAAGTGAAAATTCTGAAACTGACAATCCACAAGTTCTGGTAGATCGTATTATACTGGGTGAAGCAAGACCAGATAGTCTAGTTCCAGTTTTAGAGGGATTGAATCCAGAGTTTTATGCTAAGTTCGGCACATACATTCCTTGTACAAAATTTGGTACAGATTTTCGATATACTTTATTCAGTAGTGGTTATGATGATCGGGCCGATATTTTTCCACCAGAAATAGAAGTTGATAACGTACCGAGACTCTCTCCAGAATATATTGGTCAATCATATCCACGTTGTGAAAATCAAGAACCCTTGCTTCCTTACAATGGCGATCCAGTAGATTGTGAAACACTAAAACAAAAATGGAACAACATACCATCTGAATGTGGCTTGATTACTCAGTACCTTGGAAAAGAATATTGTTCTCCTGCGATTAGAGGTAAGTTTGGAGATCCAATCAACTTCTATAATAATATGTTTTGGAATAGTTATTGGCTGAATCCACGTTTTGGTATTCCAAACACAAGAACCTTAACTAGATTCTTTGGTGACTATTGGGGATATAGTAGACGATTTGGTGGATATGGTAAACAGTTCTTTGAGACTAATATGTTTATCAAAGATTTCAGGACAACTGAAGTTCGTCCCAGTAATAGTGAAGTTATTCCACTCAATTATAGTTCGTATGCCTATAACACTTTTTGGTTCTATAACTATGATTATTATGATGGTGGAATAAGTGACCTATACAGTAATACCGAACTTGTTCCTTCCCATTATATTTTTGCACCAAATTCAAGTCTTGAAGTTACCGAAGTGGTTAATATTCCTAGTAGTTTTGTAAACGCAAACGGTGAGACAATCCAAGTAGAAGTTGGGCCTGGATCAACTAGAACCTTCGAGAGAAGTATAGATGTTTCATATCAAAATAATCCCGAGTATTCGATGCTTAAGACTTGTGCTATTCCTAGATTATGTGGACATGTGGATGTTGCGGAAGAAACTCTTGATATTCCATATGTGAGTAAAGTCAAACTAGAAAAACCTGAGATCGGAGCAGGGGCGTTTATTGGTTTTGATTTAGTGGATATACAAGTAGATACTGTCTCTGTTACCTGGCCTGCCTTATATGGTAGAGGTAATCCATATGCATACTCTGCCATAAGTACACTCCCACCCACACTAAGTGAAGATGGTGTAACAGAGTTTCTTCGTCAGTTCTCTGCTGGTTTGGTTGCTCAGTTTGGTGATGATGATTACTTCAACTCATATTATTGGGGTTATTGGTATAATCGAGGTGAGTTTAATCAACCCGTCGCGGCCACTAGTGAACAACTTTACAACAGTTATACTCAAGGTAACTACTATCCTAACGATAAACTAGGGTTGACAGACGGTAGTAATCCAATATGGAACGCCAAAGATTGGCAAAATTTCCTAGACTGCAATGGTACTTGTGTTGGACTAGACAATGCTGTAACTGACACAAGTAGGTCTGTTGAGTATGCTAAGTATTGTTCATACGCTTGGAATAGATATTGGTCAACACCTAAAGAACAACCGTTATATAGAAGGGCTCAAGTTGCTCTGATTCAATCTCAAGAAATTGAAATAGTAGTTCCAAACGACATGGATATGTCAATCGGAAAACTTGTTCGTGTTGATACTGGTAGATCTCCAGATACGATTGATGATAATCTACTAGGAAAAGTTGATAAATCAGATCCACTTGCAGGTAAATATTTAGTTACAGGTATTCGCAGAGTGTTCGATAGAGATAACTCTAGTATGATGAGAGTAAGATTAAATAGAGATAGTTTACCCTACGATCCATCAGAATAAAGGCATACATAAGATATGGCTAAAACAGATAAGTTTAGATATTCCGATCTCGATTTTAACTTCGCTCAATCCACGACTAAGGATGTTGCTCGAAAGTTCGATAACAATGCAATCAAGCAGTCGTTAAGGAATGTGGTCCTTACTAACTTCTATGAAAGACCTTTTCGTCCATCGCTTGGTGCCAATCTTGTTGCTAAACTTTTCGATCAACCATCGCCTGGTATTGTTTCCGAAGTTCAATCTGATGTAAGAAGAGCAATCGTAACATTTGAACCCCGAGTTAACTTGATAAATGTTTTGGCTGAATATAATGATATAAATCAAGAACTAAAGGTACAAGTAGAATATAGTTTTTTAGATGAAGATGATGTACTAGACATAACCATAGAAAGAGTAAGATAATGCCCGATTCATATATCAATCTTAGTAAAACAGATTTTAATCAAGTGAGAACCTCTCTTACTGATTTTATTAAAACTAAAGATGAGTTTAGTGATTATGATTTCAATGGATCTGCTCTATCTACTTTAATAGATCTGTTGGCATATAATACAACTTTCTTTTCTACCTATACAAACTTTCTAGCCAATGAAAGTTTTATAGATTCAGCACAAAAGAGAGACTCTCTGGTATCATTAGCAAGACTTGTTGGTTACACACCAAGATCCAGAATCGCTTCTAGAGCCGAACTAAATATAACAATGAGTAGTGGTAGTGGAATCGAAGCAGGCCGAGTATTTTCTGGTGGAGATACTGGATATGATTTCATAACGATAGAAGATCAACGTTTCGGATCATCCACGGGTAATATAATTGTATATCAAAATCTCTCTGAAAACAGATCAGTATCTACAACTTACTTTAATGGGAGTGTCACAGTACCTGAGACTGCCGATATATCTTCCCTAAAAGTAACAGTTGGTGGTAGAGAATTTACGAAGGCAGATAGAATCTCAGTTCTATCTGCCTCTTCTGAAGTTTTCTTTGTTGATCCTATTTACTCTGGAGCATATGAAGTTTCCTTTGGTGATGGTACCTATGGAGTGGAAGTTCCAGAAGACTCTAACGTCGTGGTGTCATACTTAACTCCCAACGGAGTTGATAATGCAAATGGTGAAAGAAGTTTCACA